CGCTGATGCCTGCATCGGATACACCGATCTTCAGGGCGAAGGTGCCCGGCACTCCTTGAGGCTGGGTCTGAAACCACTCCTCAACCTCAATCAGGTAACCGAATGGCTCGACCACCCGACGCAACGCGCCGATGGTGCCTTTATGCGCATGCACGTGGAACGCCGAACGAATCACCGAGCGCTTGATTGCCTCAGGCCAGGTTTCGTCCCAGCGATCCACCGACCAGGCCCACGCCAGTTGGTGCAGCAGGTGCGCCGGACAGGTATCCGGGTTGTACAGGGTGCGTAGTGGAATCGGGGTGGTTTCAGCGCCAGCCGTTTCGATGGCACGTTCAAGTTCAGTGCTGTTAAGCGGGAGCAGGCTGTCCATCTCAGCTCCCCCGCGTCACGGTGATCCCTTCGCACCAGGCCGCTTGCGCCTGGGTCGGACGGAGGTCGGTCCAGTTGTTCAAATCGACCCGGCTGACGCCATTGATATGCAATTGAGCGTCGACCCCCGAGCGCGACACCTCGACGCCCAGGCGGCGGCGTGGATTGATCCAGTCCTGCAGCCGGCGCTTGCATTCGGCGAGCGTCGCCTCGATCTCCGGACCACTGCCACTCATGTGCACCACAGCATCGATGCGAAAGCGCAGGATCGTCGCACCTTGCACGGTCAGCCGGTCGCCGACCGGACGCACATCATCGTCATTGAGAGCCCGCCGCACCGTGTCCAGCAAATCGGCTCCGGCCCCGCCATCGCCCTCAAGCGCCAATACAGTGACCACGACCTGGGCCGGTGCAGGACTCTCAGCCGTCGCATCAGCGACCTGCCCTGAGGCATTGCGGGCATGCAACACGTAGCTGTTGCGCGGGCCTGCAGTGGTCAGCCCCTCATAGACCAGTTGCACCCGTTCGCGCAGCGCGTCGTCCTCTTCAAGCACCTGGAACGTCGGCGGCACCGTGTTCAGGTCTTCCACCTGCACGACCAAGCGCTGCAACTGCACATTGGCTGCCAGCTGGTCCAGGTCGGCACCTTGTGCATACGCCAGCAGCAGTGCCTTGGCCGCATCGTTGACCCGCGCGCGGTTGAGCAGTTTGCGATAAGCACCAACTTCCAGCAGCTTGCTCACCGGGTCACTTTCCAGTGATGCGTCCCAGTTGTCGCCCATGTGCGAGCGGAAGGTCGCCAGGTCAGCCTGGAAGATCGACTCAAAGTCGAGGTCCTCCAGCACCTGCGGCGCGGGCAGCGCCGATAGATCCACACTACTCATGCCGTCACCTCCCGGTGAGTTGTAAAAATGAAAACGCCCCGAAGGTCGGGGCGCTCAAGGGACGTGTGGAGTGATCAGGCGTTACCGACGCCGACCACACTGGCGCGGATAGTGGCGATGGCCGTATCGGCAAAGCCCTCGGCCTGTTCGTGACTGGTCGCCTTGAGCACCGCCTGCTTGCCCTTCAGACGCGCGGCCCGGATGGCGTACAACGCGCCCTGCCAGGCCTGCGCCTCAGTCAGGATGCTTTCGGCGGCTGCGCGCGGCTCCAGCCCGGCAGCATCGACCCAGGCCTGCACGGCGGGCGGCGTGTCACCCTCGAAACCCGTTGCCGCGAAAGCTTTTGCTTCGTGCTCGGCCAACTGATACTCGACGACGCGCAAAGGATCACCAATGACAGCAGTGCGGGCCTGATCGGCCACTTGATCGATTTGTTGCTGCGCCGCCAACAGGGCCGCTGGCAAAGGGAGGTTATCGAACTCATAACCCACGTAAGAAAGACCGCCATGGACGACGTTCAAGAATTGTTTTTGCATGCTTGTCTCACAGGGTGGCAAGGTTGGTAATGACGTGACTGAGGGTTTTCGACTCGGTACCTGCGGCAATACCGGGGATGAGTCGGCCATTCAAACTTGCCGGCAGCGATGTACCGACGAGGGCCAGCTGAAACAACACTGAACCTGGGCCCATCAGGGTGCCAAGGAACGCGCCGCGCAGCTCGAAAGTAAGGTTGTAAAGGCGCAATTGGTTTACGGCGGGTGCCGAACTGCCGCTACCGAAACTTAATGCGTAGTAAGCGGTGTTATCTCCGGGCGTAGTGGCCGGAAGACTCAGCGTCAGGCTGACGAGTTCAACTGCAGACTCACCGCCTTGCCAGAAGGAGCCCATTCGTCGGTTCACGGTACCGTCGTTGTCGACCTGAAACTCGTTGAGGATCAGCTTGCGCCCGGCCCCGGGCTCACCACGCACCACCAGTTTGCGGCCGCTCAGCACAACGTGAGCACTCAAGGTGTAGTCGCGCTGCAGGGTCACGTCCGCCCGTCCCCCCGCTGGCACTGCCTTGATAGCGGCCTCCAGAGTCTTGAACGGGCTGGCGGAAGTGCCTAGGTTGTCGTCGCTACCCAACTGGCTATCGACAAAGAAAGCTCGGGAAATGCTCGGCGCCGCCGCGACCGCCGCCGACACAGCCGCATCAATACCCGCCTTCTTGCCATTGAAGTAGGTAATCAAATCAGTAGTTTTCGTCACCAGGTTGGCGACATCAGTCTCAAGACTCATCAGTCTTATGCTCCATGGATTTGTTGAACAACAAGGGTTTGCAGGACGATCAGCGCCGCCGCGTTGCTGACCGCCGCACTGAGCAAGCCATCATGGTCATCGCTCTGGCGTTGCTCGACGGCCTTCATGCGCACCTGCAAATTGGCGATCTGCTCGCCATCGATCCGCAGACGCTTTTCGTGATCGTCCAGGCGGTCCTGCTGCTGCATGCTGCGCAGCTGCTCGGCAATCAACGCCGAAGCCTGGGCCGCGAGCGGCGCCGCCAAGGTCAGATTGAGCCCTGCGGCACCGCTGACGATGGTCACGCTGTTGGCTGGCAACGCGGCCAGCGACAGATCGTAGGCCAGCAGCAAGTCAGTACCGGCGGGCTTGTAGGCCAGCGCCTCGGTGGAGTGCGACCACACCGCCAGTAGCGTGCCGTCACTCAGCAGAAAGCCGATTTCGCGCACCCAGAACGCCCGGTCACCATCGGCGACGGCAGTCAGGTGGATTTGCGTGTTACCCAAGCGCTCACCACCGGAAACAGGGTATTTGGCGGTTTGCGCGATCAGGCTTTTCTGCTCGGCGTTCGGCGTATAGCCCGAGGTGCCAAGGACGATATGGGTGATCTCGGCGGCCAGGCCGGTTTTGTCGGCCCGCCAGATCGCGGCCAAGCCGGCCTTGGTAATCACAGGTTGTAGCGGGATACTCATAGAACAGCCTCCATCGTGCCGCGCACGACGATGCGGGCCCGTGTCACATTGGCGATCTGCAGGCCCTGCTCAGCGTTGATTGGAACGCCCAGCGCCTCGACGGAACGTCGAACCACCGCACGCAGGTTTGACACGTTGGCCATCTGCAGCCCCTGGACGGCCGGATCAAGCGGGACCACCCGGGCATCCATCGACCGGCGCTGCACCGCACGCATTTGTGTGGCATTGCCCAGCCGAAAGCCGCCATCAAAGCGGGCACCCAGGCGAAAGTCATAATGGCTACGCTCATTCTTCGCGGCATCGACCAGGGCACGCAGCCGGGCGTACAGTTGCGGCGAAATAATCGAGCCCTCGCCGGGCCGGTTGTTGTTGGCCCAGGCGGTCAGCTGGAACGTGTACGGTGCGGCTCCCGGTATCTGCTGCCATTCCTTGAAGTCCGAATTGACCCGCACCGCCTTGAGCACCCGGCGCACCGCGCCTACGGTGCCTTTGGTCTTGTGCAGCGGGATCGCCTCACGAATCAGGGCGCGCTGTTGCTCCCCAGATTCGGCGACCTCCCAGCCATCGACTTTCATCGCCCAGGCCAGCCACGGCAGGAAGTTCGTCGGGCAGCGCTGCGAGTCGGCTACGCCGCGGATAATCCCGGGGTCGATACCCAGATCACAGGCAGCTTCAAGCGCTTGTTCCAGCGGCGTGGCGTTGTGCGGTAGCAGGCTCATGCCACCACCTCGACGGTTAGCTCGATGCCACTGCAACTGGGAAAATGACGCTTGTCGCTGGTCACGTCGGCGACCGGCTGGATCAATTTGACCCGGCTCACGCCCGTTACATGCAAGGCAGCGTATATA